GTTGTGTTTTGTTTAGAAGGTCGTAGCTGGCGTAAGGACTATTACGAGCCCTACAAACGCAATCGCAAAGAACACCGAGATGCGCTTACACCAGCACAACAAGAAGAAGACACAGTGTTTTGGGAATGTTTTGATGAGTTTAAAGACTTTATTTCTACAAAGACTAACTGCACTGTTATGCGACATCCGCAACTAGAAGCAGATGACTTGATTGCTGGTTGGGTACAAGCACATCCTAATGATAATCATGTTATTATTAGTACAGACGGCGACTTTGCACAACTTATTGCACCTAACGTAAAACAGTACAATGGCATTCAAGACGTTACTATTACACATGAAGGTTACTTTGACAAGAAAGGCGATCCTGTAATAGATAAAAAGACTAAAGAGGCTAAGCCTGCACCCGATCCTGCATTTATGTTGTTTGAAAAGTGTATGCGTGGTGACACTAGTGACAATGTGTTTAGTGCATACCCAGGTGTACGTAAGAAAGGCACTAAAAACAAAGTAGGTCTTATTGAAGCATTTGAAGACAAAGACACTAAAGGCTTTAATTGGAATAACATGATGTTACAACGTTGGACTGATCATGAAGGTGCTGAACATCGTGTACTAGATGATTATACTCGTAATGTTGTACTATGTGACTTGACAGCACAACCTGACGATATTAGAGAGATAATTAATAACACTATTGAAGAAAACGCAAAGCCTAAAGAAGTACAACAAGTAGGTATGCGTCTTATGAAATTTTGTGCTAAGTGGGATATGCAACGTATTGCAGATCAAGCAGCACAGTACGCAGAACCATTGCAAGCGAGGTATAATGCATGAGTGTAAGAGCTAAAACAGTTTTAGAAAATAAATTCTGGATTGTAGAAGATAACGGTCAACGAATTGGTACACTTAGTAAAAACGATGATGGTTATATTTTAGCAAAAAAAGGTGATGTTACTGTATATCAAAACGAAAGGCAACTAAAAAAACATAGTGGCTTGAAATTTACTATTGCAGAACTAGCAAAGAAGAATACAAACGAAGCATACGAAGTACATGGATATCCTGCAAAAGGCAATCCTTATAACAGTATGTTTGATATTAAACGTAAATTACCGTTATTTACAAAAAGTGAAAAATCTAAAAGTGTATACTGTGCAGGATTTTATTTGATTAAGTTTAATGTAAATTGGCTTAAAAGTTTTTGTCCTAAATTGATTACAGTTGAACGCAATGAATATATTGGACCATTTAAGACTGAATTAGAAATGAAAGAAAAACTAAGACATGTCAACCGAGCCTATTAACACAATACCTATACAACAGTTTTTACAAAAAGTAAAATCTGCAGACAGTGGTAATGCTAGAGAAGTAAAGTTAGATATAGCAACTGCAAAAAATTTAGCATTTACACTAGGCATAGTAATGGCAAGAATGAATGGCGATTTAGAAAAATTTGTAAAAGAAAACTCAGGCGGATCTGTAGAAGATATAACAATCGAACTAGGCAGTGCCAACTCGGATTGGTAGATAACGGCGTATAAAAAGATAAATATATGCGTACATAATTGGAGACGCATATGAGTAGGCCAAAGCCCAATGTATTAATGGAGTATACAAATCCAGCTACCTATAAGAGTGAGCAAATTTTACATGCTGACGCAATATGGGCAGTATTCTATAATAATGAGCCATTCAATCTAAAAAGTTCGAATGCTTTAACAAATTATCCTGGTCCAAAATACAAAAAAACTAGTTTTTCAAATCCTGGTCATGCACACAACCTTGCAAAAAAATTAAATCAAATGTTTAAATCAGACAAGTTCACTGTTGTAAAACTTACAGCAGGTGAAACTATAGAAAATGTCTAATAAAACTGTTTACACCAAAATATTTTTAAAAGAACTTGGTCAAAGCACTAGCGAACAAAATGTAAAAGCTAGTATGCCTTTATGGTGGTATAATACTAGACAAAAAGAAACTGGTGGTCTTAGATTAACAGACACAGGTTTTGAAATTATTAACAAAATAGAACTTGCAACATACGATATACCTTATCCAAAGGATATGCCAATGACAACACAAGTTATTATATTTTTAGATAAATTTATAGATTGCCCATATTACTTAACAAATAGAAGTATTACGGTTACAAATGAGAAAAAAGCAGTAGAATTAACATTGTTTAGTGGCGATCTACGTAAGTACGGACTTACAAAAGCTATGAGCAGAAACAAAAATGAGAATTGATTTACACGGATATCATGTACACGAAGGTTGGCGCAAATTTAAAATACTAGTCGACGATGCTTACTTTAAAAATATAAAAAGATGTACTGTAATAACAGGACAAGGTATTATGGCAAGAGAGTTTCCAACTTGGGCAAATAATCATCAATATATAAGAGAGTGGAAACCAACTACAAACAATCCTGGAAGTTTTTTAATTATTCTTACAAAAAGAGGTTGACTATGTTGTCAGTATTGTGTATATTAGTTACATAAGCACTGATTAACATAAAGGAATACGAAATGTCCGAAGCACGAACACTTTCACCTAGCAAGGTAAAAACTGCACTTGGTTTTGCAATGCGCAAAAAACGTCCTGTCTTTATTTGGGGTCCTCCAGGTATTGGTAAGTCTGATATTGTAAAACAAATTACAAATCAAATGTCAAATAGTAAACTAATTGATATTCGTTTGTCATTGTGGGAACCAACAGATATTAAAGGAATTCCATACTTTGATAGTAACTCTAGCAAAATGGTGTGGGGCGCACCTGCAGAATTGCCAGACGAAGAAATGTCATCAAAGTATGATCATATTGTACTGTTCTTAGACGAAATGAACTCAGCGGCGCCAGCTGTACAAGCGGCAGCGTATCAGTTGATTCTAAATCGTCGTGTAGGACAATATAAATTACCAGACAACGTTGTTATCGTTGCTGCTGGTAACCGTGAAGCAGACAAAGGTGTTACTTACCGTATGCCTGCTCCACTTGCTAACCGCTTTATCCACTTAGAGATGGGTGTTAACTTCGACGACTGGTTTGGCTGGGCTGTCGATGCTAAAGAACATCAGGATGTAGTAGGTTATTTGCAATTTGCAAAACAAGACTTATACGATTTTGATCCAAAGAGTTCAAGCCGTAGTTTTGCTACTCCTCGTAGCTGGTCATTTGTTTCAGAATTGCTTGAAGACGAACTTGACGATGGCACTACAACAGATCTAGTTGCTGGTGCAGTAGGCGAAGGCCTTGCAGTCAAGTTTATGGCGCACCGTAAAGTTGCTGCAAACATGCCAAACCCTACCGATATTCTAAAAGGTAAGGTGAAAGAGTTACTAACAAAAGAAATCAGTGCAAAGTATTCCTTAACTGTATCTCTTTGTTATGAACTTAAAGAAGCGGCGGATGCTAATGATAAGAAGTTTGACGATAAAGTAAATAACTTCTTGCGTTTTGCAATGGATAACTTTGAAACTGAATTGGTTGTAATGGGTATCAAACTTGCTCTTACACAGTATTCACTTCCAATTGATCCAGACGAAGTTGCTTGTTTTGACGAGTTCCATGACAGGTATGGCAAGTATATCAAGGCTGCACAGAGCGCTTAATGGTGCAAATTGGGCAACTCTTTATAGAGTTGTCCAATTTTCTGGTTGACAAAAGTGTAAATAATGCTATATTAAACATAGCAATGATGAAAGGTATACCATGTTAGATTTTGCACCATACGTTGTAGCAATGAAAATGTCAGCAAAAGACACGCAGACAAAGTTAAAGGCTTGGCAACCTGACCCAGATATTACAGCAGAACAACTAGAAGAAATGCGTGTCGTTGTACACGAACGTATTATTACTGCTCGTGTAGGTTTGCTATTGCGTCATCCGTTTTTTGGAAACATGGCAACAAGATTGAAAATTGTTCCAGCAGATGAATGGTTAATGACCGCCGCAGTTGATGGACGCAATTTATATTACAATACTCAATTCTTTAATGCAATGGATAATAAAGAAGTTGAGTTTGTACTTGCACACGAAATTTATCATATGGTATATGATCATTTAGGACGGAGAGATAATCGCAATCCTATGCTATACAATATCGCCGCAGATTATATTGTTAACAACGAACTTGTAGACGGACGCATTGGTACAAAGCCTAAAATTGTTGACTGTTATCAAGATTTTAAATATCGTGGTTGGACTTCTGAAGAAGTTTATGATACATTATACGACGAAGCAAAAAAGAATGGCGAAGAGTTTGTAAAACAACTAGGAGAAATGTTAGACGAACACCTTGACATGGAAGGCGACGGTGACGAAGAAGGGCAGTCTAAAGGTCGTCCAAAATATTCACAAGCTGAAATTGACCAGATTAAAGACGAAGTAAAAGAGGCAATGATTAATTCAGCTCAAACAGCAGGCGCTGGTAATGTTCCTGCAGGTATTGAGCGGATGGTTAAAGAACTTACAGAACCGAAGATCAACTGGCGTGAACTATTGCGTCAACAAATACAATCAACAATTAAACACGATTATACGTTTGGTCGGCCGTCACGCAAAGGCTGGCATACTGGTGTTATTCTTCCAGGTATGAACTTTATGGATACAATTGATATTTGTGTTGCTATTGATATGAGTGGTTCTATTAGTAATGAACAAGCAGGTGTATTTTTAAGCGAAATACAAGGTATTATGGAAGAATACAAAGACTACAAAATTAAAGTATGGTGTTTTGATACCAAAGTATACAACGAAGACGACTTTTCTGGTGATGATGCCCGTGAAATTACTGAGTATAATGTTGCCGGCGGTGGCGGAACTGATTTTGTAGTAAATTGGACATATATGAAAGACAACGATATTCAACCAAAAAAGTTCATTATGTTTACAGACGGCTATGCATGGGATAGCTGGGGTGACGAAAATTATTGCGATACTGTGTTTATTATTCACAGCAATCATAACAAAGAGTTGCAGGCACCTTTTGGTATTACTGCACATTATGAGGAGGCCGCTTGAAACGTCTTATTAAAGAATTAGATGTTTTAGAACTAAGACGTGTGTCATTTTGTCCTGACCACTTTGTTAGGACAGAATTACCACGTTCGTATAATTTAGAAATTGCAATGGTGCAATGGATACAAGACAATTTAACTGGTAGATTTTTCTTTGGCATAAATGTCACACTAAAAGACAATGCTATTTCTAAAGTCTACACAGTTGGCTTTGAAAAAGCAAGTGAACTAAGTTTTTTTATGTTAGCTTGTCCACATTTAAAATATAATTAAAAGTACGCAGATAATTAATATTATATAAGGAGACTATACATGTCAGCGACAGAACAACAAAATGCAAACGATCTAAATATCCAAGATTTAGCAGTTATGCGTAGTATAATTGAAACAGCTACCGAGCGTGGCACATTCAAAGCACAAGAACTTGCAGCCGTTGGTACACTCTTTAACAAATTAGATATGTTTCTAAAAGCAGTTGAAGATCAAGCCAAGGCAGCACAGGAGAGTGCCGAAGAGGCACAAGAACCGGCCGATGAAGGCCCAGGAGAAGGTTAATGGCTAACATTAAACATGTAGGGAGAATATCCCATAACCAACGTAAGGTTGTTGTAGCATATAGAGTTATACCCGGAGATCCGGAAAATTGCTTAATTGTTGCAACAGAAAGCCTTAGTGCAGATGAACACGATGCTTTGATTAAAGCAGTTGAGTCTGCAAGTGGACAGTCAGCATACGAATTTGCAGAAGCAATGGCAAGAAACCAATTGCCAGACGGACGCAATATGTTAACAGGCTTCCAAAAATACGGAAAGTTTCAAAAAGTACCAACTAAGATGGTAGAAATGACTCCAAACACTGTTACTAGTGTAAATCTTGCCGAATTAAACCAAATTATGGCAGATCAAAAAGGTTGTACTATAAATGACCTTGCACTAAAAGACGAGAAAGGTAACACTGTACCAGTACAAACAGCAGCAAACGATAAAGTTGTCGATGCTACTTCAATATACACTGATACACCAGCAACTACTTCAAGTACAAGCGATGGTGTACTAAGCGATGAAGACTTAGCAGCACAATATCGTTCTCAAGCTGATGCGTTGTTTAAAGAAGCGAAGGCTCTTAGAGAACAAGCAGAAGAATTAGTACCAACAAAAAAGAAAAGTACAAAGAAAACAACTGAATCAGCATAAAAATGAAAAAAAATGAAAAATACTGGCAGGATATATTTAATACTGTTGACATGAAATACCTGCCAGTATCGTATATGAAATCAATTCATGTCGAATTTAGTGATGGCGAACACTGGGAAATAGATATCGATGAGCAAGAAAAAACAGATCTTCCTGTTGACGAAGTTCTAGACGACTTTTTTTCTGAATACGAACAAGATATTGTTGAAGTAAATTTTGAAATGGATTTTGAAAAAATTAAATACGATATTGCCAAACGAACTACAAAGTTCCTCAAACATAACAAATAGATAATTTCTTATAGTGATAAATACAATGTACGATAATAAACTGTCACCTAGGAGAACTTAACATGGCTTTGCGATTAAGACGCGGTACTGATGCAGAACGCTTACTAATTACCCCCGCAGATGGGGAAATGATCTGGACCACAGATACACAAGAACTTTATGTTGGAAACGGCACAACAGTCGGCGGCATAAGGATTACAGGTGCAACAAATGATAGCCCCGATGTTCTTACACGAAATTTAGACTTAGCATCTAACACAATATTTGGCTCTGGTGATATTAATATTAGTGGACAAATAACTACATCAGGATCTATAACTGCAACAGGTACAGTGACAGCAGCAAGTTTAGTAGGTGATGGTAGCCAAATTTATAATTTAAGTGCAGCAAACCTAGATGTAAGCGATCTAGTTGTTGAAGGTGGTACATATTATATTAATTTAGTAGGACCAGATAGTGCTTCTGTATTAGACAGTCAAACTAGTGTTTTAAATATAGATACTATTACAACAGATAATATTTCTGCATCCGAAAATATTACAGTTGGCGAATCTGTTACAGCAAATCAATTCTTTGGTGATGTAATAGGTGAATTACATGCAGAAGATAGTACCATTATAATAAACAGATTTGGTGAGTTGTTTACTAATAAAATTACATCTGACGAATTGCAATTTAGAAGAACAGACACGCAGAATAACTTAGTAAGAGTTGCAGGAGAGCAAAACGAAGGTGGTCACATCTACGAAAGAAGAACAGCAACTGATTTAGGCACTTACGACTGGGTAGGTAGAGTTAAATTTGATAAGTTTGATACTACTGATAACTCTAGAACAAATTTCGCATTTATAAGTGCATCCAAAGGTGGAATGTTCCTTAGCCATGATAGCACAGGTTCTCATGCCGGAGATGTTTCATCATCCTTTGTAGATGGTAAAGTATCATTAGCTGGATTTAATTACAGAGATGGATATCAAGTAAATATCACAGGTAATACAAATATTAATA